ATTGAGGCTGACAGTCTAGAGCCTACAAAGATTTGGTGTATTGCCGCAGTTGATCCTGACTCTGGTGAAACTAAAACCTTTGGGCCTACAGAAATTGTTCAGGGCTTGGCCCATTTATCGTCTGCCGATAAGCTAATTGGTCATAACATTATTGGTTATGACCTACCCGCCATCAAAAAGATTCACAACATTGACCTGACAGAGAATCGTGCAATTGTAGACACACTTGTATTGTCTCGCCTGTTCAACCCAACACGAGAAGGCGGTCATAGTCTTGAGTCTTGGGGATATCGTATTGGCCTACAGAAAATAGATCATACAGAGTTTGGAGAATACTCTCCAGAAATGTTGAACTACTGTCGTAACGATGCGGTTTTGAATGCCAAGATGTTTAACAATCTTAAGTCAGAGTCTCGTGGCTTCAGCCGTCAGTCAGTTGTACTTGAACACGAGACACTAAAAATTATTGCAGACCAAAGAGAACGTGGCTTTCTTTTGGACGTTAAGGCCGCAACTTTACTCGTTGCTGAATTGACTGACCGCCTCAAGGAAGTAGAACGCGAGGTACAGAAAACCTTCAGACCCAAGCAACTAAAAACTATTCTTCTTCCTCAGTTTACAAAGACAGGTGCGCTATCTAAGATGGGTCTTATTGAAGGCTCAGAAAAGAAAAGCCGCCTTACACAAGAAGAATATGAAGAGATTGCTACCAAGCGTAAGGCTGTGCGTATTGAGGAAGTGCCTTTTAACCTTGGCTCACGTAAGCAGATTGGTGAATATCTAATTGACTTTGGATGGAAGCCACAGCGATTCACACCTACAGGCCAGCCAATAGTAGATGAGTCTACGCTCAGTAAGATTACCGATATACCTGAAGCCACACTCATCGCAGAATATCTTTTACTTCAAAAGCGTATTGCTCAAGTAACTTCATGGCTCAAGGAAGCGCATGATGATGATCGTGTTCGCGGCTTTGTCAATCCAAACGGAACTATCACAGGCCGTATGACACACAACAGTCCTAATATGGCACAGGTTCCTAGTGTTTCTGCACCTTACGGTAAAGAGTGCAGAGCTTGTTGGACTGTGCCAGAAGGCTACAAGCTAGTGGGTATTGATGCTAGTGGTCTTGAGCTACGTATGCTTGCACACTATATGAAGGACGAGGACTTCAAAAATGAAATACTGCACGGAGACATACACTCAACTAACCAACGACTTGCAGGGCTTGAATCAAGAAATCAGGCAAAGACATTTATCTATGCCCTCTTATACGGAGCAGGAGATGAAAAACTTGGCAGTGTGGTTGGAGGAAACAAGCGTGATGGTGCGAAACTTAGAAAGCGTTTCTTCGATAATCTCCCTGCATTTAAACATCTTAAAGACGCAGTTGGACGAGCGGCTTCAAAAGGTTTCCTCAAAGGACTAGATGGGCGCAAGCTTTATATCCGATCTGAACACGCCGCATTAAATACACTGCTTCAGAGTGCCGGGGCTATCGTTATGAAGCAGGCTATGATAAACTTGAACCAAGTAATCAAGCTCAATACACTCGACGCACACTTTGTCTGTAACGTCCACGACGAGTGGCAGATAGAAGCTTTAGAAAAACAATCTGATTGTGTCGGTCAGCTAGGAGTAGAAGCTATTCGTAAAGCGGGGGAAGAGCTAGAGCTTTTCTGTAATCTTGACGGCGAGTACAAGATAGGAGATAACTGGAGTGACACCCATTAATCACGATCCTAGTCGCATAGGTGACTTAGCAGAACATTACGCCATCACATGGTTATGGGACAACGGCTACCATGTATTTAAGAACTGTGGCTGTACAGGGCCAGTTGATATTGTGGCTCTAGACCCAGAAGGTAATATCACTTTGATAGATGTTAAGTCCTATAAAGATGGTAGGCTATCTGCCAAGACGCCTCTGCAAAAAGCTCTTGGTGTACAATACCTTCATTACAATTCACTTACACGCAAGTGTCGATTCGTAAGGCATAGAAAATGAAACTTGACACATTAGTTGACGATATTTATGGACAGCTTAATAAACTGTCAGAAGGAAAAGAATTTAATTTATCAGATGCAGATCTAGACTTTACTGCGGAGCGTATCAAAGATTCCCTTCGGGCTTGGGCCAGACCATCTGAAAGAAACTCAGAGTTTACTCTGCGTATGTCTAATGTTGGTCGCCCTGCCCGACAGCTTTGGTATGAACAAAATCTACCGGCTGAAACGTCATCTCCTGCCCCTTTTGTCCAGATTAAATTTTTATATGGGCATATCCTAGAAGAAATTCTTCTGATGCTTGTTCGTGCCTCTGGTCACAAGGTTACTGACGAACAAAAAGAAGTGGCGGTCAAGGGCGTAAAGGGCCATATTGATTGCAAAATTGATGGTGAGGTTGTCGATATTAAAACCGCATCTAAGTTCTCGTTCAACAAGTTTCGTGAGGGACGGCTACGAGAGGATGATCCTTTTGGATATATGTCTCAGCTTGCAGGCTATGAAGAAGCTGAGAAGTCCTCTGAAGGCGGCTTCCTTGTAATCAATAAAGAAAGCGGAGAGCTATGTCTTTATCGCCCAGAAGAGCTTGACAAGCCTAGTATCAACTCTCAAATACAGGGCGTAAAAAAAGCCCTAAAACTGGCTACTCCCCCGCCACGTTGTTATGAGTCTGTGCCTGAAGGAAAAAAAGGTAACATGAAAATTCACCGCAACTGTAACTACTGTCCGTACAAGTTTAATTGCTACAAAGATGCAAATAATGGTACAGGTCTAAGAGTTTTTAAATATGCAACCGGCCCTGTCTATTTGAGCCACGTAGAAGTTGCACCAAGGGTGGAGGAAATTCATAATGAATCGACGCCTTTCTAAAAAAATAAATCAAAAATCAATTGACATATTCCTTGAGTGGTTGAGTAGTGTAGTATCAGAAGAGCAAGCGGCTCAGTTTGTACGAAAAAACTATAAAGAATATATACCTGATAACGCATATTACTATGTGCAGGGTTCACACAGAAATTCTTTATTTACTCCCCGCTGGATTAAAAGAAATTTAAAAAGAAAACTCAGGCAAAATCCACCTAAAACGCTAGACAGTTATTGTATGGCTGATTTAAAATGAAAGCCTTGACACTGGAAACGCTAATATTTTTTTGCGCCAAACAGTTAGCAGAAGAAGAAACAATAGATGATGACCTTTTACTTGAGTTGTACGCTATATTAAAAATTCACTTTGAAGGAATACCTACAGTACATTGAAACCAAAAATAAAAAAAGGATATCGCAGGCCACGAGCAAAGCGGCCTCAAGATAAAGCACCCGTCCGTGGTTATGATTCTAATTGGGAGTATGAGTTACACTCAGGCATCCTAAATGATTGGAAGATACATTCAGAGCAGACGGGATATGTTGTTGAGCATACTTATCATCCAGATTTCATTCGTGAAATAGATGGCAAGAAAATATATCTTGAGGCAAAAGGCCGCTTCTGGGACCACAACGAATACAATAAATATGTCTGGATAGCTAAGGCACTTCCAAAAGATATTGAGTTAGTATTTTTATTTGCTGATCCTAACGCTCCTATGCCGCAGGCCAAGCGCCGTAAAGATGGCACCAAAAGAAATCACGCTGAGTGGGCCTCTTCTAAAGGATTTAGATGGTTTTCTGAAGACAGCATTCCAGAGAACTGGATAGATGTTTCAAAGAGGGGGAGCATAGGTGATGATGAATGATCGCAAACGCGAGCGTTTAGAAAAGTTTAGCCGACATAAAAGAAAGAAGTATGAAGAGCGGCCTGACGAGAAGTACAAACCAATAAAAAAGCGCAACAAATATAAACTAAACATTAACGACTTGAACGATATTGAAGAGTTGGAATGAAATCGCCATGCACAAAAGTCTGTAAAATAGAAAACAAAGTTTGCATTGGGTGCGGTAGAAACCTAAACGAAATAAGTAACTGGTCTAAATACACAACCGAAGAAAGGAGTAAGATCATTGGACGCCTATCAACAATACATACACAAAAGCCGATACGC